GACATGATGGAAATGGAAGATGACATGATGGAAATGGATGACGAAATGATGGAAATGGAAAATGAATTTGACATGGACGGTATTATGGAGTCAATCAAAAAATCTGTTAAACCAAAAGGTGTTGGAATTGGAAAAGGTCCAAAATTTAGCTATGACAAAAAACCTAACATGGGTGGAGGTTTCAATGAAAAAAGAAAAGAAGCTTTTGGAAAAGGAACTAAAGCAATGGGTACAGGTAAAGCTAAATTTGAATACAAAGAAGAAAAAGAGTGGGGTGGTAACAAAGGTGACTACAAGAGAAGTAAAGGTCACAAAGTAGGTGATAAAGATGGTCACTATAAAGACTATGAAAAGAAAGAAACTAAAGAAGCTGTGAGAACTAATAGTTATCCTAGAGCTAACAAAGTTGGTAACAGAAAAGGTTCTAACCAAAATGTGAATAGACAAGAAATTAGAGTAAGACCTAACACAAGAGTTAACGAAGAAGTTCAATTATTGAAAAATAAAAATGATGAGTACAAAAAAGCACTTGACGTTTTTAGAACTAAATTGAACGAGGTTGCTGTGTTTAACTCAAATTTGGCGTACGCTACTCGTTTGTTTACTGAACACTCAACTACTAAACAAGAAAAAGTTAACATCTTAAGAAGATTTGATAATGTTGAATCTTTGAAAGAATCAAAAAATCTGTACAGAGTTATTAAAAATGAGTTAAACTCAACTGGCTCTTCATCAGAACAAAAAATAACTGAATCAATTGAAAGAACTGTAAATAGAACTGTTGAAACAGGTTCAGCGGTAAACTTAATTGAATCAAAAACTTATGAAAATCCTCAATTCTTGAGAATGAAGGATTTAATGGGAAAAATAAAATAAACATAAACTAAAAATAAAAAACCTAAAAAAATGGGAGCATTATTAGAATCAGGTCTTGTAGGTAACATCGGGTTGAAACACCTTAAAGTTATCAAAGAAGACACAATTAACAAGTGGGACAAATTAGGCTTTTTGGATGGTCTAAAAGGTCACTTAAAAGAAAACGTTGCACAATTATACGAAAACCAAGCATCTTACTTAATCAACGAAGCAACTTCTGACGGTCAATCAAACGGAGCGTTCGAAACAGTTGTTTTCCCAATCGTAAGAAGAGTTTTCTCTAAATTGTTAGCTAACGACATCGTATCAGTACAAGCAATGAACTTACCTATTGGTAAATTGTTCTACTTTGTACCAAGAATCCAAGGATATGCAAACGCATCTTCTGAGTATGCTAACTTATATCCTAACTCGACACCTTCTAACAGTACTGCTGGTGGTGACCACTACGCACCTATTGGATCTCCTGAAGCTGTTAACGCAGGATTAAATAACCCTAATCAAGGATACCCTGACAATGATTACTATTACAAGAAAGATCTTTATGATTTATTCTATGAAGGTAATGAAGCGTCTTTAGATCCTCCAGGATTATTTGACTACTCTAAAGGTAAATGGACTGCAGTTACTGCAACTACATCTGTTCAAGCTTGGGCTGGATCAGCATTGGTTGACGCTAACATTGGAGCAGGAGAAATTATACCAGCTGGAAACTATAGAAAAGTAATCGTTAAACTTTGTGGATTTGCAAGTGCAGGAGCAGGTAAATTAATTGGTCCTGACGGTAACGAAATGGATACAGAATCATTCCTTTCTGACCTTAGATTGTACGCAGCTAACGGGTTCTCTGCTAACACAAGTTCACCTTGTAGTGTGACAACAACTACTTACAACGGATCTACAGTATACGCACCTCTATTGTTTAGAGTTGTAACTCAAATCTATGGTAAAGGTATTGTTAAATACGGAACAAACCAAGGAACTACATTCAGAAATGCAGGTAACAACAATACTGTAGATTACACACCTCCAACAGGTAACGGTGGTAACTATAATGACATTTGTGATGCTAACGGATGTATTTGGTTAGAAGTTGACCTTTCTTGTCCTGTATGTGCTGACTGTGACGCAACATCTTTAGATGGTTACACAGGTACTACAATCGCATCAGGTGGATCAGCTACTTCATTTACTGCATGGTATAGAAGATATGCTAACCTTGAGTTCGAAGATCAAATTGGTGAGGTTTCTTTTGACCTTGAGTCAGTAACTGTATCTGTTACAGAAAGAAAACTAAGAGCACAATGGTCTCCTGAATTAGCTCAAGACGTTGCAGCATTCCATAACATCGACGCTGAAGCTGAGTTAACGGCATTGTTATCTGAGCAAGTAGCAGCTGAGATTGACCGTGAAATCTTACGTGACTTACGTAAAGGTGCAGCATGGCAATTACGTTGGGATTACAACGGATGGAGAAGAATCAACAACCAAGTATCTTACACTCAAAAAGACTGGAACCAAACTTTGATTACAGCAATCAACCAATTGTCAGCACAAATCCACAAATCTACTTTGAGAGGTGGTGCTAACTGGATCGTTGTTTCATCTGAGGTTTCTGCTATCTTTGACGATTTAGAATACTTCCACGTATCTAACGCAGCTCCTGAGCAAGATCAGTACAACATGGGTATTGAGAGAGTTGGTACATTATCTGGTAGATACCAAGTTTACCGTGATCCTTACTTCCCGCCTAACCAAGTGTTAATCGGTCACAAAGGAACATCATTGTTAGACACAGGTTACATCTACGCACCGTATGTACCTCTACAATTGACACCTACAATGTACAACCCATTCAACTTTACACCTATTAAAGGTATTATGACACGTTACGCTAAGAAAATGGTTAACAACCGTTTCTACGGACGTATCACAGTTGATGGAGTTAGAACATTCGACTTGAGAGAATTGAGATAATCAATTAAAACCGAATAAGAAAAAGGTCAGAGAAATCTGACCTTTTTTATTTTATTAAAGTTCTAATAGATTTAGAGATTACTTCAGATTCACCAATTGTAAACACACCCTTAGAGTGTGCTGATTTAACAGATTCAATTAAATAATAAAGTGCGTGTTCTTTATCCATCGTACTTAATATAAGTTCTAAATGATCTTCACTTAACAAGTTAATAGACCCAAATAAATTACCATAGATTTTGTTTTCTTCTTCCATATTCAAAAAGTGAGATATTTATAATTATAATAAAATGGATAGACTAAATCAAATAATTAAAAAAGTTATTAAAGAAGCCACTTCACAAAGAGGAGGTGCTGCAGGTGCGTATGTCACACCAGTACAACCAGGTTTCAGACCTTTTAATGATGATAGTTTAGCACCATTTAATGTACCTGTTTCTAAATACGATAGTCCATTAGTCCAATATGATAGTTTAGACCATAAAATGGATTTGAGAAGGGATCAAATAGTGAAATTAGAAAAAGAGGCAAATAAAATAACTAATTTTATAAAAAAACATCCCGATTTGGCAACAGGAGATGATGATGGTGGGGTTATTAATCAATATATGTACGATCACAAAATACCTAAAGGGGATAGCCCGATGAGACCATTTACAAATAAAGTAAAATTCAATGAATGGGTTGATTTATCTTATGATAATTTATTGAACGAAATTAGTTCCACTGTTACAGCTGGACCATATAATGCTCCATTAGAAATTGGAAGTTTGGAGTGGAAAAAAAATGAATTAGATCCATTTACTGTAAAAGTACCAACAGATTTTAATAAAAAATCATTGAAAAATACCTTGAAAAATAATATTAAAAGAAATGTTGGTGTTTGGGAAAAAAATAAAGATGGTTCTTATAAAAGAGATATTGATTATCCTGAAACAATTAATGAAGACTTAGCTGTTTGGTTTGGTAAAAAGAAGAAACCTAAGGGATCTTCTCAACCAAAAGGTCCTTGGGTTAATATTTGTAGAAAAGTCGACGGAAAACACCCTCCCTGTGGACGACACGACACTTCTAAAGGTTCATACCCAAAATGTCGTGCCGCAGGAGTTGCCGGTAAAATGTCAGATTCGGCTAAAAGAGCCGCTTGTCAACAAAAAAGAGCCGCGGAGAAAAAAGACACTCAAACGGGTAAAGGACAAAAACCTGTTATGACTTCTTACAAACCAAGAAAATAACTATTGTTCAGATATTTTATTGTAAACCTTAACTAAAGAATTTTTAATATTTGATTTTACTTCAGCTTCAGTTAGGTTTCTTCTTTTTTCAGTTTCAGTATCGTATAAGTAGGTAACACGTTCAAAATCTCTACTACTCATTTTTACATCATAATGAAATACGTGATTAGTAATCTCAACTCTTCCAAAATCAATAAGGACGAAAAGACCTAATTCTTCATTTATAATGTACCTTTTGTTAGACATAGGTGCAATCATAAAATCAGATTTTTTATGTGATATCATTTTCACAACAATCTTGAATGCGGTTTTTTCATAAGGTTCTATTTCTTCATGAGTTGGCATAGATTTTCTCATTCTTTTTGCCATTTTGACCTTAAATCTTTTGTAGAGTCTTTTAAAAAAGTTTTTCATAGTTAGTGTTTATGTTTCTAACTACAAATATATAAAAAAAATATTGATTAACAAAAAGGAAGTTAAAAAAATTTAACAATATGCTCCTGAGCATCTCTTTTTACCGTCCAATCCAGGTTTGGTCCCTTTACATACCTGAACTGCGTATCCGTTGGCGTACGCCGAAGGGTAAACGTCAAACTTAGCTTTAGCTGCTGATTTACCTCTAGCACAAAGTTTCGTTCCTGTTTTTTTTCTACCTTCCATCATCACATTATCTTTCATCTCAGCATCAAATTCAGAATTTGTTTCATTCATTAAAAAATCAAAAACTTGATCTAAATTGTTTTTTGCCTCGGCAATATGATCCTGAGCCCAATCATGACCTTGATCTAATATTTCCTCGATCATATTATGATCGATTTCCAAAAGAAGATCACATTGTCTTTTCATTTGTTCCAAATTTGAAAAGAACATATATCTTGAAGATTCCATTTCTTGTTTTGATGGTTTATCTCCTATATTTTCTTGAATAACTTTTCTGATGATTTTATCTAAAACATTCATAATCAAGCGTATAATCCGTTCATTCCTCCTAATTCAACCGCATTTGCTTGAACAACTACTTGTCCATTTAAACCTGTCCATGTAGGATGAGGGGTTGATACTGAATTAACAGTCGAACCTGTACCACAAGGGCAACATATAACACAAGCTTCATATGGTGTTCCTGCAGTAAAAAACTCAAGTGTTGCGTTTAAACATTCTCCACATCCATCATAAAGGGTTACTGCAGAATAGTTTGGAACCCCAGCAGCTGCCGCAACAACTGTACCACATATAATTTGTCCATTAGCACCACTGAAAGCCCAAGTTTCACCGGCATTTAGAGTTTCTTCTCCCGATTCACCAAGAACGTATTGTTCATCAGTACATAAAAGTATTTGAAATGTTGACATGTCTTTTTTATTTATAAATACTTCTTTATTCTACTTTCTCATTTACGATTTGGAAATTTATTTGTTGTTTGTAAACATTAACCTGTCCAGATGTTGTAACTTTCAGATCGACAAAATATTCATTAGGTATTTTATCTCTCATATCAAAAATAAAATAGTATTCATTAGGTGTCCTATTTAAGTTAGTCCAATCCTGAACTATAACTTCAGTTTGACCTTCTCTAACATAAACTCTGTATTGTCCATCGACATTTGGAAGCTGTTTATTTGTTGTATATGCCTGTTTAATAATGACACCAACTTTTCTAATTTCAGAGTTTAAAATCTTTTCGTTTTGTTTCAATCCATAATAAGTAAACCCATATTGTGCGGGATCGTTTGTATTTGTACCAATTTGTACAGATCTTTTAGTTGGGTAGATAGTAAATTCATTTATCTCATTTGGTAATGAAAAACCATTTAATTTTATATTTGACCAAGTATCTGTAAATAAACATGGGGTCTTGTATCCTATAAGGGGTGGTATTGTTATTTCATAAACCCCTTTAGTTCTTTGACAAGATGGTAAATTAATTAACCCTGTAACAGGTGTTCCTGAAGAATCTGAAATTGTCACTAATGGTGGAGTATCTAAATTTTTAAAATCACCATCTTCATAAACATATAGATATAATTTGTTTACAGTTCCTAATGTAAAATTATTTCTATCATCTTCGATTAGATCATTATATGTTGTTTGAAGGTATGGTTCATAAAATGTTTGTGTATGTCTTGTAAAGAAACCTACAGAATAAGCACCTGTGGTACCCATCAAATTCTCAACTTCAGGTAAATAAGCAATACCCCAACCTGATGGATTCACAATCCCCCCAATTAATAAATCATTTATTTCGTCGGTCATATCAAATTCAATATCTTCATTACCAAATTCAAAATGTTGTATATCTACTATCGTTAATCCTGAAAATGGCATTGGTCCCAAGTTCATATTATTGTAGATTCCTGCTTGTTCCCAATTATCAATAGTTGTTGTTTGATACCAATTTGACGGTCTATTTGAATAAGCCCTATTAGGACCTAATCCATCAGGAATATCGTAAAAATCGTAACCAACACCCTCATCCCAATATTGTGGTTGATTAGGGTCTAAATCTCTTGGGGGTATTCTAAATAAAATTAAATCAAATGATGTTGCTCTTAGACTACCATCAGGCATAGATGTATTTAATAAATCTTCACTAAATGAAGAAGTGTTAGTCATTTTAAGTATATGTCTCATGTTATCAGTACATCCAGTTGAAATTACTCCTGACGCTAATTTCTCTCTTAAAAGAGTTAGATCCAAGTCAAAAATGAAACGAGAATATCCTATAGGATTTACTAAACCACCATCTCCGTAGTATAGTTGCATAACAGGATTTCTTCCCGTGTTTACATAACTATTAAAAACTATAGTATTGTTTCTATTGAAATAAGAATTATTAATTGACATTTATCTTTTATTTATAAATATCAATTAATTCGAATATTTTGATTTAGTATTGAATTGTCAGCGTCCTGTAGAATTTTGTAGATCTCTTCCAACTTAGTTCCATCAACTCCAATTGGAATCGGAGCCTCATTTATATTATGGACATGTGCTCCTAAAAAATCTACGATCAACTTTAATAATTTCATCAACTCATTTCCTCTAACCATTGGGTCAGTATTTTGTAGAATGTTTTCGGTAAAATATGGTTGTGGTATACCGTATAAAGTTTCTTTAGGTTCCAACATAATTTTTCTTTTTGAAGGTATGTCGGATTTATGTGATAATAAATATAAAAAGTCTGCTGCAACTGTTCCGTAAGAAACAGGATTAGGATTATAGGTGTTCTGTCTTAATGTTGAAGTTTCAGGTGTTAGTTGTTGACCAACAACATTTTTAGACCAAACTAAAACACTACCAAATTGTCTATCTGAGGGTAATAATTTAACTTTAGTAAAAAAGTTGTTGACCATATTGAAATCTGTTGATCCTGTTGAACTTAATTTATCAATATTATTTTTGGTTGGTCTGAAATAGAATGGAAACTGATTTGATATTTTAAGATCATTATCAAAAGGGAATTGATCATACCCTTGAATATTAATCTTTCCTTGATTTAATCCGTTTATAAATTGGTTTATAATTTTTACCCCTTCATCTAAAGTTTTTCCTGTAAATACTAAAGTATATTCAGGTCCACTTTTAAATTGATCTAACGGGGTATCCATATATATTTCGTTAGTTTTAGTTTTGTCTTTAGGTAGTAAGGAGTATAGACTTATATTACCATTATAAAACGTAGATCCTGTAACACCACCACCTGAAGTATTTCCAGTAATAGTTACTTGATTGGTAACCTCCCACTCAATTAGTTTCTTCACTAACTGAGGTTTATTTTTTAGAATAGTTTTTTTAATTGGGTCTTTCTCAACTCTTTCTAAATCAAAATTTGAAATTTGTAAAAATCCTCGATTTAGTCTTGGTGTTGGTAGATTAAATCCTGCGGTTTGGGTTGGTATGTTCTTACCTGCTCTTACTAAAACCTCATCTTGTTTTACAATAACGTCTGCGGTTCCTCTACCTAATAAGGCATTATCACCAGGTTCGGGATAAATACCTTTTGCTTGACCTTTGATTTCAAAACTTATAGGATCTTTAATATTGTTAGCTTGTTTTAAAAATACACCACTTGCTAACATTGACTCGGAATTATGCCAATTTTCGTAAAAATTGTTCTGAGGTCTTGTTATAGGACCCTGAATGTAGAATTTAGTGTTATCTACAACATAATCTTTATTATAGTAGAAAATGTGAATATACTCCTCAACCTTAGGTACTTGACTCACATAGTAAGGTAACAAAGGTAAATAAATCAATGGATCTCTTTCAGTCCAAATATCCTTTTCAGGGTTCCAATTAGTTGGTAATACATCGGCCTCAACTTGATCAATTGGTAACGCTCTAATTCTTCCTAACATTAAAGGATCTTGGTTATTAATTACATAACCTTGAAATATTATCTTTTGTTCATTCATTAGATTTTAGTTCTTTCAGTATATTCTTTATGTAATACATTATAGGTGTTTTCTAAAGCATCTAAATGGTGTGTAAGTTTGATTATAGAATCTTTTGTTACTTTGTGGTCTTCATTAATAAATTCCATTGCAATTTGAAGATCTCTATTTGATCTTTCTTTATGTTCTTTAATTATCAATAAAACTTCGTTAGCCTTAATTCTTTTTTCGTCAATTTTAAATGAACTTTCCATATGCGTCTTTTGGGATTGTTACACCAGCCGGTGTTATAGTTAATGGACCAATACCGATAGCGACTTTTCCATTCTCCTCAACTTCTTGTGCATTACCATCAATCATCGCTTTAATTGATGCTAAAAATTTATTTGGACTCCCGTCAGGCATAGGACCTGTTGGAACACCTATTTCTTGTAAATTTTGAACAGTATTCAGAAAAGATCTTGTCGGTGAATATCCGTCTAATAATTTTGCAGATAATAAAAGTGGTAATGGTAAATCCCCTCCTTTTTCTTTCAATTTATCTAACCTTTTTTTGATACCAATATTAAGTAATTGAAGTAGTTCGTCTAATACACTTTTACAATCTCTAAAATCTTTAGTAATTACCGCCAATCCTGGTATTATCGCAACAATTGCTAAAACCATTCTGTAACGTTTTTTTATTTTTTCTTCACTGATGTCTTGGAGTAATAATTTAACTAAAGCTTTAACCTCTTTTTTCAATTCATTGAAAACTTCTTTTGTAAAAATTGCAACAACCTTGGTCATAAATTCATTAAAAAATGTTCTGAATTTTTTTTGAAAATCCTCAATGTTTGAGATCTGTTTATAAAATGGTTGGTCAAACATTGCAGCTATTGTCATAATTGGTAAAACATTTTTTGGTGATAAAACAGTATTGACTAAAGCTTTTAAAAATTGCTCGAAAAAGCCTTCATCCAAAGATAGTTTAAATCCGTCATCTAGCGTTGGGTAAATTATTCCTGATGCCGCCTCAATTTCATTTAAATCTGAAGTGTCTTCATTAAATTCTAAATTATCTAAAGCCGTAAGGGTTGCCTCTAAATTTAAAGAGATTTTCAAATTTTCACATTCTTCAAATTCGATAACACCTAATTTAATGTCTGAAATACTTTGTTCTATAATTCTTAAATCAATATCATTAAATTCATAAAATGACTCATCAACATTATCAACTTCAGATACTTTAGATGATGCACCCACATTAATTTCTTTATTAGAGTCAGAACAAAGACCAAGTATTCTTTGCATTATTAATAAAGTTTTTTGGATTGTTTGTAATTTCAAAAATCCATCACCCCTACCAAATGAAATAACACCTGTAACGTAATCAGTTAGATTTGTGAAGAACTGTTTATAATCCAAAATATCTATTGATTCATAATAATCCGCTAAAAAAATGTCAACCGCTGGTACACCAACTCTTGTACTTATGTCAACTTTAAATGTTGGCTCGTTTACAACTAGTAGGGTTATTGGATCCGTATATGTTTCTATATATGTAACATTAAATAAATTTTGGTTTGATTTACCTCTATATGGGGATCCCGCAACTGCCTGATAAGGTTGATTTAAATTTTGAGTTCTTTGGTAAAGTTCTCTATTCATTGAAAATGGAAAATCATTATACTGAATAGGTTTTTTTTCGTAGAAAAATTTACCAATTTTATCGTCAGGACCCAATTCAAAAGACCCAAACAAATCGACACACCTTACTGGAACATAGTATGTTGATGGTATTGTAGTCATCGTATTACTACAACCCAAAGCTTTTATTGCTTCCTCAATTAAAATTGTTTTAAGTTGGGGTTTAATCTTCTTCAAAGAATTTAAAAATATTCTTTTGATCAATTTATCGGTCTCAACACCAGAACCTTTAGTTTCTTTTAGTTGTTTGATTAATTCTTGTAAGAAACTTTTGGCGTTTGAGGTATGTTTTTTTCTCCACTTTTTATAATCTGTAAGTGGTTGAGATAGAAATTTATTTGCGGTTTCTTGAGAACTACCCGCTTTCTTTTTTAAGCTTTCGTAACTTTTTTTGTATTCTTTATAAGTTTTATAAACACCTGTTTTGTTACTTGCTTTTTTTAATTCTTCATTTATATCGACAGCCATATAAAAATTATTTTTTCATTTTATAGGTTCCATCATTGTTGATGTCTTTTTGAAGTAGGCTTTGAATTGCAACATCATCCATATCTAAATCAGAAAGAGTAAAGTCCTGTTCTTTATCGGTTGATTTTTGCCACATTGTTGATTGTAATTTAGAAAGTGTTAATTTTTTTTCAACACAATCATTAATTATTTTTTGTTGCTTTTCAATTACAGGGCCAATAAGAGTCATATCTTCAGGTTCCTTCATCATTGTCAACATTTTATTTTGAATTCTAATTGCGGTGTTTCTTTGTTCTACTAATTCATTGTAGATTTCTTGCATCAAAGATAACATTGACTCTTTTGATAAATTTATCTCTTTTTTTGGTGGTCTTGGCATACTAGTAAATATCAATCTTTCAGTAATTCTTGAACTAAATCAAAATATAACTTTTTATATTTTTTAATAGAATTTCTTATTTCTTTAGTGGATAGATTAGTCATTTCCCTCAATTCAAAAAGAATAAGATTCTTATTAAACTTGTTGTTACTTGACTCGTGAAAAATTTGATTATAGTTTTCAAATAAGTCATAAATCGCAGAACCTAATTTGTGTTCTTGATCATTTGTCTCATTATTATCTAAATTATCTTTCAGTCTTTCAAGAAACTTTTTTATAATTGTTTCAGAACTTAATTCGTCATTATCAATGAAATATGACATTTCAGCTCTATTGGAAAGATCAGATGAAATATCTTCATAAGATATTTTTCTATTCATTTCTTTTTGATCTTTCATTATTTGACCCATCAAATAATTTTTACAGATCGTACCAAAGTAAGAATATGCTTTCTTTTCTTTAGAAGGCTTAAACTTCTCAATTTTTGTCATAAGAAAAGAATGTGTGTCTACGTGTATTTCTTCGTAGTTCATATCCTTCCTGTACAATTTATATCTTCTAATAATTGAAGATATCATTTTATCTAAAGGGTCTCTCAAAAATTCATTATATATTTTGTTTCTTTCTTCATAAGTTTCGGCGATTAAAAACATTTTAACCGCCGTCTCTTCCCGTTCATCAAAATAATTATTAGCTTTTGGTTTTCTTCCTTTCTTCTTCTTTTCTATTGAAATTTCAGTTTCATTGTTTACCATCAAATATTTTGTGGTTCATAATTTATATCTCTTTCGTTTTTGAAAAAATATTCTTTTTTTGCTGACTCAATCCAAAATCTTGCTTCATCCTGATCTAATCTATCATCACCATTTTTGTAATTCCAAAATATAGATCCTTCTCTTAAATTCATGTGTTTATAACCAATACGAGGTATTGTCATAATTTTTACTGAGTTGTGTGTTAGTCTTAAAAATAATTCATATCCGAAAGTAAGTTTAATGTTAGACTTAATACCACCAACTTCTTGGTATTTTTCTTTCTTGAAAACCATACCTGATGTTTGGAAATTTTGATATGTTTGTAATGTTTCATTTGTCAAAATTCCCATATCTGTTGATACGTTTGCTGCAAAAGTAGCTTCGTTAGTAAAACCAGCGAAAACCAACTTATCATCAACGTCAACAACGATTGGTAAAAAAGCATCTACATCTTTATAAATATCCATATATTTAGTTGCGTTTTTGAACCAAATATTTGAATATTCATCGTCAAACTCTGCAATTGAACACCATTCAGATGTTGATAACTCAACACCTCTATTAACTTGTTTTGCAAAATTAGGAGATTCTGACCAAACTTCTCTTACAACTGTCAAACCACTAAATTCATACTCATCTAAGAAGTTAGTTAAAAAATCTTCAGAACCATGAACAATAATTAGTTCATTTAAATATTCACCTTGATTTCTTATTGATTGGATACACTTATCAAAGAACTCTTTGAAGTCTATTGCTTTACCTGATTTAATAGGTAAAATAACTGATATTTTATTTTCGATACTCATAATTATACTGTTTCAATTTTAGTTAGTTGATCTTCAAAAGAAGCGATTCTACTCTCGAACATTTTACCAAATAATTCTAATGTTTCAGATTGGAATTTTTCAAAATTACTTATTGATTCAATTGTTGAATCCATATTAGAAAACAACTCAGGGTTTAAATTGTCTTCTAACCAATTCTGAATAAAATCTGATAATACGTCAACAATAATCGTTTTATTATTTACCCACAGACCATTATCTTCATTCATCCATGACGGTACATAGTCAGGAACTAAACCTAACACTGGTATACCCATTTTCATAGACTCTAATGGGAAAGTCCCAAAAGAACTTGTTTGGTCAATCCAAACTGAAATAAAACTATCTTTCATGGCTTCGCTAAATTCTTCTTCAGACAAACCTCTTAAATCTCTAAATGTAATCCATCTATATTGTGGGAATTTAGCATAGAATGATTTAATCAAGTTAGTAGTATCTCTATGATCTCTTGTGTGGATGTTCACAATAGTTTTAGGTGGGAAAATATTTTTTTGGAAAGTATCCGAAATATATGGTGAAATAACATCAGTATATACATTTCTCATAACTGACTCAATAAGTTCTTTTTGTTTGTTAGAAGTTGTAATACATTTGTAGAATCCTAATTGACTCCAAGTTTGACCTGGTTGTAAAGTCTCAAATATATGATCAAATGCTTGACAAAGAACAATTTTGCCACAAGGTAATTTAGTAATTTGGTCCATAATAAAACCATAGATTTCGGGAATGATAATTAGATCATCAGGTGAAATTTCCAAGCTAGTACCTTCAATTGCTCTGTGTTCTAATTCAGTCATATATTCTTCTCCTAACCAAGAATCAACACCGTAGTATTCAGGTTTTTCATGAAGGATGATTGAGTTATATCCATTTCTCTTCAATGTTAATGCCATTTGGTAAATGTATCTAACAGATGCCTTAGCGTTTCCTTTGGTGTCTTGTACTATGAAATAAATTCTAGACAACTTCTCTTTCATGTTGTTGATAGAATTTTCCAATTTTGTGATTTGTTCTGTATTCATATCTATTATAATTTATTTATTATTTTTTTCATCAGTAATGTGTTGAAAGAAATTTTGAAAGGGATGGAAACTTCATTAGTTTTAAATCCCATTTTTTCATCAACTATTTCGTCTTCTGTAAGAACGGTTTCTACCATATTTTTTATCATTTCGTATTTAACTAAATGAATTTGCGATTCCCCGCTTGTACCTACTAAAGCAACCTCGTCTTCAATTTTGTCTAAGTCGATATAGTAATGTTCATCAAAAATATTAAACATTTTGTTTAAGGTTTTGTATAATTTGCTCAAACTCAGAAAGTGAAGAAATTTCATAATCTGATTTGATTTGTTTATTGTAGGAAGTGTTAAACTTAACAACAATTTTACCTACAGGTTTTTCTAATAATAGAATAGGATCCGCAGTAAGTAAAATGTCTATTTGGTCCCACATATTTTTTTTTGTTATTTCACTAAAAAAAATAACTTTTTCCAACAAGCATCCAAATTTTGATAAGAAAAACAATGAAGATGGTTTTGATTTACCTATTTCTCCTGAAACAACTACTAATTCATTCTTATCTCTTAAATTAAAATAAATTTCATTAAGTATATTAAATGTCGTCATTTCTGTAGATGGAGCGTGACCAAATAATTCCATCGCATATTCTTCGTACATAAAATTAAATAACTCATCCTTACTTCTAAAAGAAAAATGTTTGTCCAACTCTAAAGAATCTACATCAGATATTTTTTTATATTCGAATTTTTCTAAAGTTTCTGTTATTGGTGTTGTATTACCTGACATATCAAGTTCATAGGTTGTTTGGGTGACCTCTTCATTTTCATTACTCTCGATCAAATGTTTTTCATATAGTTGAGTAAATTTACCAACCGTATCTCTCAATACACCATTAATATCAATCCCTATCTTCATCATATTTTTGTAATATTTTAGTAATTATTGGATTTCTTACACCATCTTTATCGCCAAACTCAAAAATCCCAATTCCGTTTATACCATTAAATCTTGTTATCGCATCATAAAGACCTGAGTGTTTTTTATCTTTATATCTATCGGTTTGCTCAATGTCGCCAGAGATAAAGAATTTAGTGTTGGTACCGATTCTTGTCAATAGTAATTTCATTTGTTTTGGTGTTGCATTTTGTGCTTCCTCAAAAATTAAAATTGAATTGTCTATTGTCATACCTCTCATATATGCCAAAGCAAAAACCTCAATTACTTCTGCATCTTTTAATTTTTCTCTAGCCTCTTTACCAATAATTTTATTTAACAAATAGTAAGATGGGAAAATATATGGATCTAATTTTTCTTCTAAATTACCAGGTAAAGCCCCTAATTTTTCTTCTGCCTCAACCGCTGGTCTTACAATTATGATTTTATCATATCCATTACCATCATCTAATAAAAGATCTACCGCTGTTTTCATGGCAATAAAACTTTTACCAACACCCGCAGGACCTGAACAGATTGTAATTTGATTATTTAATAATGTTTCGTAATATATTTTTTGATTTTCGGTAAGAAATTTACTTTTTTGTTTTTTCTTAACTACTTGGGAGATTACATCTCTTTTAGAATTCAAAGGTACATAAGGTTCCTCTGTTGGTTGTGGTTTTCTTCTTGTCATATTTTAATTTTACTCTACGATGTTTTATTTGTCAACATCAAGGTTTATTGAGTTTATTATGGAATCTATACTGTTTGAAATGTTATTTTTTGGTTCCCAATTTAAGATCTTTTTGGACTTACTTATATCGGCCCATATTTTTTCTATATCTCCGGTTCTTTTTGGATATATTTTATAGGGTACATCATAACCTTTATTTTTAAATGTGTTGATAATTTCCATAACACTATACCCATTTCCAGTACCAACATTGATTATTTCATGTGTTATATCGTTGACAATATTTAATGATTTTACGTGAGCATTTGCTAAATCATTAACGTCTATATAATCTCGTATTGCAGTACCATCTTTTGTATTGTAGTCGTTACCAAAGACTCTCAAATATTCATATTCTCCTTTTATAACACCTATTAAGTATGGCATTAAATTTTCAGGGACACCATTTGGTTTTTCGTAAATAATTCCTGTTTTATGATTACCGATAGGGTTAAAGTATCTTAAGCAAACACATCTGATATCTGTGATATCTTCTATTATTGTTTCACAAATACTTTTAGTTAGTCCGTAAGTTGTTTTGGGTTTTTTTACTGGTGTATATTCGTTTACTGGATAGTTATCAGGTTCACCATACACGGTACAAGAAGATGAAAAAATTAAATTTTTAACGTTAAACTTTTTCATCATTTCTAATAATGTAATTGTACCAACAACATTATTTTCATAATATTCTAATGGTTTAATTGTAGATTCATATACAGATTTTAATGCCGCAAAATGAATTACGTCAGTTATTATATTCTCACTCAAAATTTTATTAAGTAAGTCTTTATCCCTTATGTCACCGATATATAGTTTTGGTTTTTTATTGGTAATAACCTCAATCTTATCTAACATGGTTAGATCTGAGTTAGACAAATTATCTAAAATTATAACATTGTAGTTATTTTCTATTAATTGGACAACAGTGTGGCTACCAATATATCCTAAACCACCTGTTACTAGTATGTTTCTTATCATATATTATTTTCTAATTTTATTATAGTTACTCTCAAAAAAATGTATAGTTTCTTTCAAACCTTCGTAAATTGGGGTAAATTCAAAATTAGGTAAATAATGTTTTATTTTGAAATTGTCTGACGGTTTTCTAAATTGACCGTCAGGTTTTGATGAGTCATATATTACCTCACCTTTAAAATTCATTAATTCAACAATTATACTTACGACATCCATTATTTGTACTTCTTCTGAAGTTGACAATATAATTGGTTCATTTTCATTATAATTGTGTAAAACCCATTCAGTTAGTTTTGCAACATCCCTACTAAAAATAAACTCTCTCAATGGTTTTCCAGAACCCCATATTTTAAGTGGGGTTTTATTTTCTCTTGCTAAATAACATTTATGTATAAGAGATGGTATTACGTGTCCATTAACTACATCGTAGTTATCGTTTGGACCATAAATGTTACAAGGTATGACAGATTTATAATTTAATCCGTATTGTTCTTTATACGATCTGATTTGAATATCTGTCATTCTTTTTGAATATGCATAAGCGTCGTTAGAGAAATGAGGTGGTCCTAAATGAATTTTTTTCTCAGTTAGAGGATAATCAACTTGGTCAGGAAAGACGCATGTTGATAAAAAAGCCACTAAATTTTTAACTTTAGATAATCTAGCACCCTCAATCACATTCGTATTCATCATTATATTATCGTAAAAAAATTCACCTTTGTGATTCATATTACCACCAACACCACCTACTTTACCTGCACAATGTATGACACCATCAAAATGTTTAACCATTAATCTATTAGTGTCTTCTGTTTTTCTTAGATCATATTCTTTTGATGTAGGTTTGAAATATTGTTCACCGACAAACTCAGAACCAACTAAACCATATCCGCCTGTTATTAATATTTTATTTTCCATAATAATCTAACCAATATTCAACCATCTCATCTATCATAGATTCAAATGTGTATTTAGGTTCCCAAGACAAAGCTTTTCTCATTTTAGTTGAGTCTCCTTTTAAATTTTCTAACTCTTCAGGTCTGAAATGTTTTTCGTCAACAATAACATAGTTGTTAAAATCTAAACCTAATTTTGAGAATGTATATTTACATAGATCCCTCACAGAGTGAGATATACCAGTGGCACATACATAATCATCAGGTTTATCAGTTTGTAACATTAACCACATTGCTTCAACGTAATCTTTTGCATGTCCCCAATCTCTCGTTGCTTCAAGATTCCCCAAATGTAATTTATCTTGTAATCCCAAACTAATTCTTACTGCCGCTTTTACAACTTTATTAGTTACAAAGTTTGTCCCTCTTCTAGGTGATTCATGATTAAATAAAATACCATTCCATATTTTCATACCATAAGAATTTCTATAATTTCTACAAATATTATATGAAAATACTTTTGCACACCCATAAGGTGACACAGGATTCATTGGTGTTGTTTCTCTTTGATAACCATCGTTGTCAATACTATTACCAAACATTTCAGAAGAAGATGCTTGATATATTTTTGAATGTGGTGAAACCAACCTAACCGCTTCTAATAAATTTAATGTACCAACACCTGTAACATTTGCTGTGTATATTGGTTGGTCAAAACTAATTCTTACGTGAGATTGTGCTGCTAAATTATAAACCTCATCAGGTTGTACTTTACTTAAAACACGAACTAGTGAAGCCATGTCAGACAAATCAGCATATTCAAGATTTACTGAATTACTATCTCTAAGATTTTCAATTCTTGATGATTGAGTTTCAGAAACGGAGTTTCTTTTTACTGTTCCCCAAACTTCATAACCTTTTTCTAATAAAAGTTCCGCCAAGTAAGAACCATCCTGACCGTTAATACCTGTTATCAACGCTTTTTTCATATATTTTCGTTTACAATTTTTATAACTTTATTTAATTCTTCATCTGTCATTTGATGATTGTTTGGTAAATACAATCCGTACTCATGTACTAATTTTGAATTTGGTAATTCTTGTTTACCATATCTTTCATACCAAAACGGATGTTCATTAATTGAACCACAAATTAATGGTCTACACTCAACATCATTTTCATTTAATTTTTCAATTAATTTATCAATATTTTTTGTAATTATTGGGAATGAAAAATTTGACACGTATGATCCTTTTGGTTCTGAAACATTCCAAAAATCATTTTTTATTTCATTTTTATATTTCAAATAATTTTTATGTCTGTTTTCAACAATTTGATCTATTTTTTTTAACTGACCTAATCCTAAAAATGCTTGTAGGTCTGTTGATCTAAGATTGAAACCTGGATAATAGAACGTATATAGAGCCCTAAAATTATTTATATTATATTTTTCCCTCAATTTAATTTGAGTTTCTTTTGGTAAATCTCTATCCCAACCATGTGATCTAACTGATAGTAAAATATGGTATAATTCTTCATCATTTGTAGATATCATACCACCTTCTATAGTTGAGATATGGTGACCAAAATAAAAAGAAAATGTTGACATCTTACCAAAAGTACCAACCATTTTATCGTTATATTTTGAACCAATAGACTCACAAGTGTCCTCAACTAACAAAATATTATTTTCATTACATAGTTCGACAATTTCATCCATATTATTAGGAATCCCTAAAACATGAACTAAAATAATTGCAGATGGGTCGTCTTTTTTAATAATTTCTTTCAAATGATTTATATCTAAACCTAAATTATCCACATCACATTCACACATTATTGGTTCTAAACCAAGTTGTATTGCGGGTGTTACGGTAGTAACCCAAGAAACGGCGGGTACCACAATTTTTTTATTTCTCATTCTATTTGACAACATAAGAGAATATATTGCCGCTAAATTTGCAGAAGAACCTGAATTAACAAATACCGAATATTTAACTCCTAACCACTTAGACCAAGCCTTCTCAAATTCGATTGTAAGATCTCCTTTTGTTAATCTTGGGTTTGTTTTTAACCACTCAATTAATAATGATACATCATCAAAATCAATGGTGTCTTTAACTAACTTTATACTCATATATGTCTTTTATTGAAAGATTTAATAGGTCATTATAGTTAGAATATTTTTTACAACTATAGTAACCATTTCGTTTATTATTTAAATTGTTCTTATTATCAGTTAAAATATATTCATCTAAATTTTTATTGTATAGTGTAAAGATATCCTTGATAAAGTTTTTTACATTATATAACTCACCTGACCCTACTAATATGTCCTCATTAGTTTTTATTGATTCATTCACAATTACACTTGGGTGAATTAAATCTCTTTCAAAATCTACGTTACCAATTGAAATTTTTTCGTCATTCAAAATTGATTTGAATATTTTACCAAACAAGAATCCCTCTTTTCTGTGGACTGAGTTAAAATTAAATGGGTAAATAATAATCACATTACTATAGTTTTCTCGATTGTTATTTATGTGATTACATAAATGTTCTTTAGATGTGATATATGATGTTGGGTTATAATTATATGGATCATTTACCGACACACAGCCATCGTATTTATTCCACAATTCAGAAGTAGAATAAATTACAATTTTATTACATACGTCTTTTAACTCGTCTATTACTTTCAATGTGTAATTAAAATTAACTTCTTTAAAAAAATCTAAAGTTTCATTTAAGAATGTTCTTTGTTCCGCAAATAAAAGATATATCCTATTATATTTTTTTTCTTTTATTTTATTAAAATCTAAATTTCTTGAGGAAATCTTTTCGTAATCTTTTGGGAAATAATAACTTAATTGTGAAGTATTCCCAATTACTAAATTATTCATTTACCCCTTTGTATAATTTAACAGAATCCTCAACTAAAGACTTATTATTTACTATAGAATTTTCAACCATTCTATTAATTGCTTGGACGTATTTAGGTCTTTTAATTTTAAAACAAATATCTATTTTTCTTTTCAATTCCGCAATTTCATTATCAGACTTTGCGTCACTAATGGCATCTTCTAAATACCACATTCTACAATGTAAAATTGATAATTTTTCAATTACTTCACCTAAATTATCTGTCTCAATGATATCTTCAGGTAATTCGACATTTTTACCTTCGTTTAAAAGTTTTTGTGTCTTGTTTTTAATCAAATCTTCTATTTTTTCTCCGATCATTATTTAATTAATTTTTATAAATTTATTGTGTCCTTCTGTGTTGTAACTATCTGGGTAATCCCTAACATAAGTATGATAATAGAATAAAGGTTTATCAAGTCTAAATGAGTTGATAAAATCTTTGAATGATGATTGCATTATATGAACTTCATTAGCATTCTCAATAATCCCTAACATATGGAATAAATTATATTTAACATCATTTTCAATTATTTTTAAATCTTTTCTAATTTTATTCCTGTCAATTGAAAATCCCCTTGTTTTGTCGTCGTGAATAAATATATAATCCTCCCCTGTTGGGTTCAACTCATTCATGATTTGTTTTTCTAATTCATAGTCCCTTTCAAACTTAAACTTTGTGAATCTGTACTCAAATGGTATATTTGCCGTATTATAAAAACCAATATCAAATGTTTTGGGATTACCAATCCAAAGACTATCAAAACCAACTTTTATTAAATCATTATGTAGTTTATTACGATTTATATAATTAATAACTTCGTTATCATCTTTTAACGGTATTATTTTTATTCTATCGTCATCTCTGAACATACATGATACATTTTCATAATTGTTTGTTTTACAAAATATAGAAATTCCATCATGTAAATCACAAAAATGTCTTACAAGTCCGTTACATATTATATGGTCACCTAAACCTAAATGGTGGTAAATATATTTCATAAATTATAAAATTAACAAGCCCAAGAAGCATCACCCGTTTTATTATACCAAATTAACGTTGAGTCAATTGCCATAGATTTATTAAATTTAAATAATACATCCATACAAAAATCGTAATCATATGATAGGATTCTATTTTCATTCCACTTAATATGATCCAAAACACTTCTATGAATTGTTGTTGGTCCACCACAAACCCAAAAACCTACACAACAACCATAAGCTCTATTATTTGGGTCAGGAAAATAGTTTAAAGGTCTTTCAGTATAATTCCCATCCCCAAAATGATCACTATACAATTTTTTTGAATCCGCAATTTTTATGTCTTCAATTTTTATTTCATCAAATCCCGTTTCATATTTATAAGAATGATTCAAATGTAGTATGTCATAATTTTTAAAAAAATGTTTTATAATTTCTATTCTTTGTGGATGAGGTATATCGTCTGAATCGTGATAAGTTATATATTCACATGTGGTATGTTCAGACCCAATACCTCTGTTAGGACCCTCCATAACTTGCCTGTTGTTTAACACAAATTCTAATCGACCAAAAGAATTACTATATTTAGATTTTAATTCTTCAATAAGTTGAGAATTAATTCTGTTTCCTTCTGATACGGATATAATTACTTCATCAGGTTTTTCAGTTCCATTTTCGTAATTTTTTAATATACAATCTATATAACGAAAGTGATTTGGTGTTGATGGGATTACTAAGCTAATTTTCATTTGTTTATAGTTTATTGGTAATTTATTGTTATTGGATAGTGTAAGTTTTTAAGAATATGATCCTTATATTTTAAGGTAAGGGGGTGAAAAATATTACCATTTATTACCGCCCATCTTATTGGGTAATTAGACATCTGCCCTGTATTTGGATTTATATGGTCTTTAGAATCTCTACCCCAAGAAGATGGATTTTTTTTAAGATCCTCTAAATATCCATCCATCTTTTCGTTTAATCCATTCCACCAATCTCTTGTAAATGGTGTATTTTTTTTACATATAAATGCACCATTACCAATCAAATGAAACCATTCTCTTACTATGTGTGATGAACTCCATTTGGTACCATCTTCATTTGTTGTAAAATCCAAACAATATTTTGACTTAGTTGGGTCTAAATCACAGTTTTCTAATCTTGCAACATGACCAGGTTCCTTTTCACCATAACCTATAGCATATAAATTTTCATTATTATTTAATTGATTAAAAAAAGGGATCCAAGAACCTAAAGTTTTTTTTATGTCAGAATAACCACCACCATAATGATGCATAAAATAACATTTAAGATAATCCCCTTTTTGTATTTCAGACAAATATTGATACCCTTCGTGTAGAGGATAGTCAGGTAAAATATAATCTTTAAGATTATCTTTAGTTATAAAAATAACTTCACAATTAGATTTGTTTCTTAAATCGTTCAACGAGACATGTCTATTCTGTGACATATCTTCATTATTTAACCACCAACAATATATTTTATGTTCTAACATTATATTAAATTAATATGTTCAGGATGTAATAATTCATCTTTATCATTGAAGGCTTGACCTACAAATCTTTTTGGTTCTCTTTTTGTTGGAAAAGGTTTTTTGTCAAAAAACTCATCGTGTACTAAAGAGTTATTTTTTACTGTCGGGTAGATTACATCTCTTAAAAAATTTTGGTCAACTTGCCAAAAATTACCTTTAACGTAATTTTCTATTTGTTGTTTAATGTTTGGAGTTACTCCTTTTTTTGAACCCCACATACCACCAAGTATTGCGGTTGTGTGCCAAGGGTGGTCCCTCATTATATGAAATCCTTTATCCGAATTTAACCATTCATTAACAGCTTCTTTTTCTCTATTGTTTAATCTTGAATCGCAGTCCCTGACAATAACAACATCAACATCATCTTCACCGGCGGGGTAAAATCTCCAAAACATTCCAGTCCAATCTCCCTCATTATCCATTTCAATAACTTCAGTATTATCAAAATTTCTCAAACTTTCAATAATATTATTTGGTGTTGATTTACCAATATAATATCTACAAACCCAATCAGAATAAATTTCTTTTGCCAATTCGGCATTTCTAATTGCTCCCTGAGTGTAAACTGGATTGTCACCCCATAAACTAAAAGAAATTATTTTTTTCATAAATCAAAATTATTTTTTTGTCGTCTCATAAAAACTCCCATATCGTGATTATTATTATTTACGTTTAATTTATGAATTTGATCTCCACCACCATAACCCCAGTCTGGATGTTCGTGGTGAATAATTACTTGATCGATGAATGTCTGTTTTTTCAAAATGTTACCAACCACCATAAATTCATTATCCGCCCATAAAGATTTATAATCAGGGTGGTATATGTAGTTGAATCTTTTATAATATTCTCTACCTAAAATACATAAAGTGTTAAGGTCTTTTCGGTTTCCATCATGAAACCATAAAATACCGTCAGTATCAGGATAGATATCTTTCATTTTTGTTCTAATAATGTCATCATAACCTTTTATTTTTGGTATCATGTCATCTGATGCCAACAATATTATGTCCCAATCACCAACAACTATATCCCTATTTACGGCATGTATTTTGTTTACACTCTCACCTATTGAGTATTTTAAGTTTTTGTATGTTGAGAATTTATGAATAACTTCATCGTTATTCATTGAATGGTCGTCTGAATCTATAGAAATTTGAAATTCAATTAAATCTAAATTGTTGGCAAAGGAATAATACATATCCAAAACCTTAAAAAATTTTTCTTGTCTACCTCTAGTTGGAAATTTGATTAGTATTTTCATTAGTGTCTTACATTATAATATATTTCAGGGGTTATGACCCAATTATTTGTTAAACCTTTTAATTTCATTAAAAAATCAAAGTCTTCACCATCACGATTAACATCAAATAAAATTGTACCTAAACTTCTTTTAAAACAGAAAGATATACCTACCCTAGAGAATCTCAGGTCGTTTTCGGTAAGGCCAGGTAAAACTAACCCATTTAAATATTTCATTCTCCAAACAACAAAATCATTTTTTTGATATTTCTCTGAAAGTGTTTGTACATAATTTGGATGTATAGTGTCATCATCGTCTAAAAATCCAATCCATTCGGTGTCTGCAATTTTAATCCCTTCATTTCTTACCAAACCAGATTGACCGTTGTTTGGTCCCATCAATCCTTTTTTTGGTAATCGGATAGTTTTAATTTTTTCATTATTAAATTCAGTCCCGTCAACTCCATCATAAAGTATAATTGCTTTCCAATTTGAATTAGTTTGATTCAATAATGAATCTACTGTTCTTAAAATTGTTGGTCTATTTAAAGACGGGATTATAAAAGTTATAATTGATTCCATATTAATTTGATATTATAGCGTATTTTTTAAATTTATCAAAATTTTCCCTTATGTATGGAGACATTATTTGGTCAAATTCATCAATATATTCTTTTTTAGATTCATCAATATTTCTTGTTAATGATTCGTAATGATATGCAACACACTCACCACAACAATAATTAAGATATCCATTTTTTATTATTTGTAAATTTAAATATGCATCCTCAAAACAATGTGTAAATTTCTCATTAAAACCACCTAAAGAATCAAACATTTTTTTTCTGATCATCATTAATGCTGCGGTATTACCTCCGACTTCTTGAGTTTCGGTTATAAATTTATAATATGTTTCTTTTGTCAAATGATCAACAAGTATAGTCTTAGAGGTTTGTTTCATTATTATTGAAATTCCGTCGTGTTGAACTGTATTGTTTGGGTAGTGCAGTCTAGCACCAACAGTACCTACTTTGGTTTTTGTTTTAAAAGTTTTTAACATTCCGTAAATGATATTATTTAATAACTCAACATCATTATTACAAAATAACAAAAACTCATAATCATTAGTAATGTGATTTTTAACAACATCATTATTTATCTTACCAAAATTGTAGTAATCATATTCTATTAAATTTATATTACTAATATTTTCTTTGACCCATTTTTTTTCTTCTTCTGAAGATCCTGTATCGGCAACAAAAATATCATATAGATTTTCATCACAATTTTTACGAAAAGAGTCAACACATTTTTTTAGGATTTCAACTTTTCCCTTAGTTGGGATTATAACCGCTACTTTACCAACATTTTTTATTGGTTTAATTTTAATTTGTGGAACATAGACTTCAGATGGTTTCAAATCTAATGGTAGATTACTTCCCCATTTCTCAAGAAATTTTTCTTTACTATCAAAAAATTCTTTATTTGGTTGACCCACGGATTCATGAATAATCTCAAAAGATGAGGTGACCCCAATTTTTACACCATCTAAATAATTTGGTAAACAAAACAAATGATCATAGAAGTGAAATTTACCAATTGTTTCATCAAATTTGTGTTTAATTTTGTTTTTATCAAAAGAAATAAAAAGACCATCAATTGTTACAACAGGAATTAAAAATGGTAATTTTGAAGAATATTTATTTAACCATTTTTTTTGACCTTCGGGGTGGTGGTAAACTTGACCTACCATTGTATAATGCATCCTATCCCAATAAACTCCTGTTTCAGGAAAATAACATGATCCCGCTTTTCCAATTATACCAAAACTATTATTATTTGAAAAATCCTCCAATAATTTTTTACCCCAATTTTTCTCTAATTTAATATCATTATGACAACAAACCACAATATTATAAATAGATTGTGTAATACCACTATTATAAACTTGTGAAAGAGAATATTGATTGTGATTTACAAACTCTAAAATTTGAACATCTTTTAAACCAACAGTTTGTAATAAGTGTTGTTTAAATTTGTTATTATAGTTTTCGTCTTTATGTGTTGAATAAACTATTGTAATCATACCCCTGTTGATCCGAAACCGTTATCGTTTCTATCTTTATTTTCTAATTTATTTTTTTCAATAAATTCAACCCATTTTCCCGATACAACAGGACAAAGGACTGCTTGAGCAATTTTTTGACCCTTTTCGATTTTTACTTTTTGATTTGTCGTATTAAATAATATGACTTGAATTTCACCTAAATACCCTTGATCTACAGTACCTGGCGAGTTTAAAACCATAAGACCTTGTTTAAGTGCTAAACCGCTTTTAGATCTTACTTGTATTTCATATCCTTCAGGAATGTCAAGGATCAAACCAGTGTTAATTAATTTTCTATCAAATGCGTGTACCCAACATTCCTCAATTGAATACAAATCAAATCCTGAATCAGATTCATAATTATACGATGGAAAAACCGCATCTTCATTTGATTTTACAACCCCCATTTCAATTTTAGGGACGTACTCTTCCATTTCCTTTTCTAATTCCTCAATGTCAATTCCAAAAGAATCCATAATTGCATTGTAATCAATATCATCGGATTCATCTACTTCAATTTCATCAAGTAGTTTCATTAACATGTTTATTTCTTCCTCGTTAATGTTATCTAATTCTTCACTCATTATTTTAAACTTTTTAATTTCATTATTGCGTCAATTAATACCTCAACATCTCTTTCGCAATATTCAGATATTTCTTTCAATCTGTTGTGTCCCCAATATGCTTCGTGAACCATTCCCCCGTTTACCTCACCATCTTTTGGTGTTGGAATATCTAAACATGCACACATCAAATCTAATGAACCAATAGCAGTGTACGCACCATATTGCCAAATTTCTTTAGTATCAATTGCCTTTACTTCCCATGGTTTTGTATCATATGAAGGAAGAATCTTTGATGGCATAATTCCATTCACAATCATTCTTTTCGCTAACATTGGAATGTCAAAGTTTTTAAGGTTATGACCACAAAGATAAAAATCCAATTTATGACATCTATTTAACAAATCCCTAACCTCTAAAAGTAATTTGTATTCATCATCTCCCGAAAAAGTTTGTTTTTTTGTTTCACCATTGTCTAAAACAAACGCCATAGAAACACACACAATTTTTGCAAATTCAGGAACAAGTGCTGATCTTTTTTTAAAAACAATGTCCATATGTTCTTCTGTTGTTCTATCTTCTCCCCATTCTTTGTCTTCAGGAAATCTTTTTAGAAACCAATCAAAATATTTGTCAAATTGTTCTGCAACTCTTGGGTTTGATTGAAGACATGTTTGGTAATCGGCACATCCGCCAACAGTTTCTATATCTAAAAATAAAATTTTTGTTATTGGGATATTAATCATGATTATTTAATTAAAGATTTGTAAAATGATGCTCTTTCACGTGACACATTGTTTATATCATATTTGTCTTTTACGGTTTCGTATAACCTTTCACCAAGATCTACAATCATATTCGGGTTTTCAACAAGTTTTTTAATATTTTTTACCCAATCACTATGATTTTTTGACTCATCAACTAATAATGCATTTCCATCGACAAACTGACCATTTTTTAATGAATGTTTCAAATCAATTGTGTAAGGACCTATATTGGAGGCTATGAGAGCTTTTTTGTAAAATCCGGCCTCAATAACTTTCAATTGAGATTTCATTCTATTAAAAATGTGATTTTTAATTGGTGCTAATGAAATGTCAAATTTAGCGTAATTTCTTGCGTATGAATCAGTAGGTCTAGTCCAAACTCTAACATAGTTTTCAGTTTTGATTGCGGGATATTCTTCCTCTTTAAATCTATCTAAAAACAATTTGTATTCAGGTGAAATAATTTTATAGTTGTCTGTAAAAATATGTTCATACATCGACCAAACCGTTTCTTGAGGCTTAATCGGTCTTTGTCTTTTTTCTCCAGTATCTTTGTTAATTTCTGTAACACTTCCTCTTGTGTCAAAACCACAAAGATAGTATTGTAATTTTTCTTGTAGAGGAGAAAGTTTATTAACCATACCATCTAACAACTTTAAATCATGTAAATGTGATGATCCACCTAACCAACCAACACGAACTTTATCAGAAGGAAGTGTTGGTTCTGTAAACTGACCTTCTTTTGGATCAATTGCGTTAGGGAAAACAATAACATTTTTGTTAAATTTTCTAATTTCGTTAGCAAAAATTTCTGTAGTTGTTGTTACATAATCTGACGCCTTTAGATTTTCTACAATCTTAAGGTGCATTTTATCATTAATAATTAGGTTGTGAATTGGGTGTTCTTTTGTAGGTAACCAATAATCGTCAATATCTGCAATTACAATAATACCCAAACTCCTCAAAGACTTAATTATTGTTGGACATTGATCCAAATCACCAAAATTTCTATGAAAATGAACTATTTGATAATTTTGCCAATAATTCAAATCATTAATTCTTGGTTTATAATCAATATCAATGTGGAAATCATTAGGATATAAATTTTGTAGATTGATGTGTGGATCTACTGAACGATATTTACCAACACCACTTGTGTCGGAAGGTAATACTAATACTTTAATTTTAGACATAAATTTCTTTTGTAGAAATCTAAGAATTTTACACACAATAATCAATAATAAAAAAAAATACCCATCATAAGATGAGTATTTATTTCACGCCTGAAAAGTATTTTTTATTTTGCGATTTTTTTAACTTTTAAAACTTTACCTTCAAATAAATGTTGACCAACTCTAAATTTAAACATTTCCCCACTATTTGACTCAGATTCAACCAAAAGACCGTTTTCTTTTAAAACGTCTTGGACTGTTTCTCTAACAATTTCTCTTATTTGATTTGCCGATAATGAACTTGATGTTTGTACTTGTTGTGTTTGTTGTCTTTGTTTACCTTCAATAATTTGATCTCCTTTAGCATTTGTATTCATTAACCTTGAAGCTTTTTCTACTAAATCATTACTTAAAACCGCTCCTGATGACATACCCATTGTAGGTTGTTGGATGGGGTGTTCCATCATTAGTCTTTTAATTTCGTCAGGTAATTTAGAACTTGCAATTCTATCTTCCATAGGTATATTTGATTGTCTTGGTTGTGATACAGGTCTTGATTCTTCTAAAATATCTGCAGGTAAATTGTATTTTGCAACAGGAGCGTCATAACTTTCAACCATTGGACTTGAGTAATCATTTCCCATGTTTATGTTACGAGCTTGACCTCTACCCATATCATTATGTTTTTCCATGATCTTTTTTGAGACCATTAATTTTTGTAGTAATTCTGCTTCTGAATTCATATTATGTTATATTTTCGTTTCCAAATACTGCGTTAATTATCATTCTTTCCATACTTCTGTCCCCTGTAGGATTGTAACCTGGTCGAGGCGTATCAAAAATTTCTTGAGTAGGTCTAATAAATTCCATTTTATCTACTCTAAAAAATCTCCAACTCGGAAGAGGTTTTTTTCCTAAAAAAGCTCTATGAGAAGATCCTTCTCTATCCCAAGCTCTTAATACAGGGTTACCTTTTTTACTATAACCGTAAGCTACAGGTTCAATAACTCTTAAACCTTTACCTCCAGGTTCATCACCGTTGTAATAAATAACACATACTTTTTTATTTCTTATAGCATCAGTTATTTGATCAGCTGTTGCTACCTCTAAAATAAGTTTATTTAATGTGTTGTAAAGTTTCATTATGCTGATGGAGTCGTATATGGTTTGTTTGGTTGGTATTCATTGATTTTTATTTCATTTTTTCTTTCAATAATATCAATTGATGAACCACCATTGATTGTATCTAAGAAAATTCCTGTACCTTTACCTGACTCATCTCCATCTGACAAAGCATCAGGGTTAACCGCAGAATAAGGATTTACCGTTTTGTAATCGTTTTTTACAAGAAGGCTCTTTCTTTGGATGTCAGCAACTGCAGTCAAATCATTTGCTGGTTGGCTAAAATCTAATCTTTCTGTTTGCATTTTAAATTATTTGTTTCATTATTTGGTTTATTCTGTCAAGGTCTTCTTTAATTCTAACATCTTGTGAAAAAGTGCTATGTTCTTTAGAAGGTCTTAACATATCCGCAATAGGTCCTAAATCTTTAATTAATTTATCATCTATTTCATCCGGCATATAATCGTTTTGTACTTGATTTGAAAAATTATCATTTTTTCTTAGTCCTTGAATTGTATTCTCAACCCAATTTCTCATGTAGTCGGCACCATTTAAAATAAAAGGAGCGTCCGTACCATCACCCTCATAATTGTCAAACCAATTCTTTATTCTACCAAGTTGTTGGTACGTAACATATCCGGTATCTCTTAATTCTTCATTTCTTTTGTGGCCCTCAATTGTAGGGTCTGAATTAGGAATATGATCAAAACATACTTGAAGATACTCGACTACTTCTTTTGGTAGTTCAATAGTTTTATTATATAAATTACTATTCACCCTGTTTTAAATGTTTTACCAATTTATCAATACTAATACCTTCTTTATCTGCAAGTCTTTTAATTGCTTCAATATTTCTTATTAAAATTTTAGAAACTGGTTTAGATAATTTATCATCTTCTTTTGTTTTCTTTACAACTTCTTTGTCTTTAGTTTTTTTTGATAGTAATATTTCATCAATTAAACTTTCCATTTTTTCTTTTTCTAATTCAGACAATCTTCTTTTTGTAAAACAATTTTTACATTTACCTTGTTTCTTTTCGTTTTTTAATTCTTTATCTAAGTTTCTATCAAAACCCAATCTTTTTAATCTCTCATCCCTTTCAATGGGATCCTCAACTTCCATCTTTTTCAATATTTTATTTGCGACATCATAAGTAGGCGCAAATTCGGTTTCCTCAAAACCAAAAGACTCTGATTGATCAACTTCACTTAATGTGTTATTTTTTACATCTTCAGATTCACCATAGTAGACACGGATAAAAGGCCATTGTTGTGCTCTAGTCATACGAACCGTTTGGTCCATAGTCTTTTTAGCTAAGTTTCTTTGATTTAGGACAGGGATATTAGAACTTATTAAAGATCCGTCAGGATCAACTAACTCATCAATTTCACCATCTTTAGTTTCTTTTTTAGTTTTAGAATCAATTAATTTATGAACTTGCTGTTTTGTTAATTTTTTACCCGATTTTAAAATTTTTGAAATTACATCTTGGATTTCTTCAAATACTGATTTATCAACTTCAATAAATTCATCTTCTTTCCTAGATTCAGATAATGTTTCAGATACAGAATAATATACACCAACTTTACTTCCTTTATCTTTCAAAAAGAAATAATAAGGTTTTTCAAAATATTCTTTATTCAATTCTATCATGATATAGTTTTTACAATAAATACTTTCATTTGTTGTATTTATAAGTAAAACTCATGGCATACCAAAATATAAATCAATATAACTACCCAAAGTTAAAGTTACAACTCATTTATGATGGGCAAGATATGTCTTTGGCGTCTGATGAGGTAGACTTTAATCAAGAGGTAGTTTTTTCTCCATATATAATAGGTGCCGACAATGGTGAGAAATTACCTGTGAATGTTGATTTGAATAGTCCATTATCAACTCAAAACTTAAAATTAACCTATGGTGTATATAACCCTAATAATGTTGTAATCTCAGAATCATTTTATGAACCTAAGGATTTACGAATTGATTGTTTTACCGCAGGTACAACTTGTGATATTGGTTTAACGGGAATAGATAATGGTTTAGTTGACAATATTGTTGGTGAAACTTTAAACTATACAAATGGTTTATTCACAGACGCTGTTAAGTTTGATAGAATGTTTTATGATAGACGAATGAAGTTTATTCAAACAACTACAAATGTCCCACAAAATAATAAATTTTCAGGAATACCAAAATATACGGCTTATGAAATGGTATCTAAAAATAATCCACAAGTGGGTAGATACGTTGAATTATATGGTGGGTTTTATCAAGGATTTTATAAATTATTTGGTTATGATTATGAAATCTTACCTGAAAGAATGAAAAAAGGTTGGTCTGTAGAAATGATCTTAAAACCTAGACTGATTAATGAATACATCCCAAAACCTGGATACGAAACATTAAATCAAATTTACCCAAATAATAAAAATACTTTATTTTATTTAGGAACAAGAGCTGAGAATAAATTTTATCATTATGCGGACGGTTCACCAAAATGTGATCCTAATTATGTTAGGGTTACTTCAGAATTAGCAGGATGCTTTCAAACATGTGCGTGTTGCAATTATGAAGTAAAGAATAGTAGATGTATATACGTATACCCACCAAGACCAATTGGCGGTGTCTACGATCCACATTTTAATTATGGTTGTAATCTTTGTCATGGAAATTATGAAACCAAACTTACTTGTGGTTGTGGTTGTGATTTAGATCCTTGTCTTACTTGTGGTTGGATGTGTTTTGAACATAAATGTAATACAATTATAGTACCTTCTCCTACGCCAACGCCGACACCAACGCCGACACCTCCTTGTGATACATACCCAACACAAGTTGCATGTCCACCAAAACCTTGTTGTACAACATGTGTTAGTTGTGGGTGTGATAGTTGTGGTTGTCCACCCGCATATCCATCTGACACATTTTCATCAATTGAGGATACATGTGAAAAAGATCCTAAGTTTGATGCACTATCAAACAATTTTTCAATCAGATTATGTGGTGACCCAAAAAATCCCGGAATTGGTATTAGAGTTTTAAAAATAACGGGAGATTGTGAGACCACAGGAACATGTGTAACAGGACAAACATATGTAACTGGTTACACAATACAAGATATTTGTACACCACCAATTTATCCTTTTTGTTTACAAACTAATCCCGCTTGGTTGGAGTACGAGCATTGGTTCCAACTAGATGTTGTATTTGAAAGATACACTTTTATTGATTATTGTGATTTAAGATGGTTTGGAGGTTTAGATCAGATAACAAGACTTGAGTATTTGGCATCACTTGCAAATAACACAGTTTCTTTGATTGAACCACCAGTTACAAACGGGTATGAAATTCCAAAACAAGTTGAAATAGTACAACTAAATCAAACATGGTTGGATGAGACAAAATTTAGAAGAGGAAGATTAAGAATTTTTATAAATGGTAGAATATTTTTTACAATTGAGGATTTTGAAGAAGTAATACCAAGAGCTTTGGATACCGATAAAGAAAAACAAGTTGCGGTTCCATTTAACATGTCTTGGGGTGGAGGAACTCAAGGTTTACATGAAAATCTAACATTATCTGCTTGTACGGCAACAACAATTGGTGATTATATACAAGATCCTGAATGTTTTCCTGAAAATATTTTAAGTGCAACAACCTTAAATAAACTTAAAACTCACATTCTTTTAGAAGAAAATTTTGCAGGAACTTTTGAAGGTGGTATATCTCAATTTAGATTTTATACAGAACCTTTATCGGCACCTGAAGTCAAACATAATTTTAAATTATTGAAAGATAAATTCATGATGTTTGATCCTGATTGTCCTGTTTGTAATACTGAAACATGTGCTCCTAATGATTATACATATATCATTTCTAATGATGTGACAACAACAACTACAACAACAACGGGGTCAACAGGTAGAGTTTCTTTTACTTTAGGTTAAATCAAAAAGATATAAATAAGGTTATGGTTGTATTTATTGAGAAATACAATGAGTCAAATTATTACAATAAATAGTATCAATCACGACGGTGAACTAGCCAATGTTTTGTTCACGCCTGATAATGATCCTGTTGTAATAAATTTGGGTGATGTAACATTACCTTTGGTTTTTGAACCTTCGTTATTAATCCCACCAAGAGAAGTTTACGGAACATACACAATTTATACATATGAAGACAAATGTACTAACATATTACAAGTACCACGTCCTACACCAACACCAACACCTACAGTAACACCGACAAGAACTGCGACTCCTACACCAACACCAACACCTACAGTAACACCAACATACGAACCTTGTGCTTCTGCAACACCTGCACCAACACAAAACCCAACTCCAACACCAACAAGGACTCCAAGACCTACACCTACACCAACGACTACTCTTCCTCCTTGTTTGTCACAAACACCGACGCCGACGCCAACGCCGACGCCAACTACACCTCCAAACTATTTCGCATACTTGTTTATAGAACCTGTTTCAGGATCATCCGCAATTGGATCTTATATGTACGCAAATGGTTCTAACTTCTTTGGATTTACTAATGCTTCTCAACCAACACAAAGTCAGACACAATTCAATATAGATATGAATTTATATATGAATTATGCTTCATGGACTAATGGACAATTCCCAAGTATAGTCGTTCAATCTGTTCCACAGACTACAGGTGGTGATGATGCATTTGGAAATCCAATTAGTAAATATAATTTCTTCACAACAGAAATTAAATCAGGTACAGTACTTTCAAAAGCGTGGTACACTTGGTTTATTCCTGTAATTGCAACAAACAATGAAATACAAACTGAAATCTACATAAATGCAATGGGTAACCCAACTCAACAAGAATCTGTTGGAACTGAACCTACAATTAATAGTTATTTAGTTAATTACACAGGATCAACAATTCCTTCAGGAACTTATCGAGTTTATACGACATTCCCTAACCAAATATTTAGATTAAACAATAATAACAATATTTATTTTAGAGGTAGTGATACCCAACCATAAAAATAGTATATAATGGCAAATCCGTATAAAAATCCACAAACACCTTTATTATCGGTTGGAACTTTTTCAGTTCAACCAAGTCAAACATTTGGTACTAATTTTAGTATATATGGTGTTGGTGGTTATGTAGAAGTTTATGAACTTCAGGATTTAATATACACCATACCATCAGGTTCACAAGGAGATATAGAATTTTCAGGTAATACAATTCCAATACAATTTCAAAAAGGTAGCGGATCAGTTTTTTCACCCGATGTTTTGACATTAAATTCAGATAACATTTCATCGGGTCGTAGAAGACTTGGTATGTTAGCATATGTGTATTCAACACAAGAGATATTTCAATATAACATCCCAAATTATACAACACTTTGGAATAATGCGTTAGCATCCTCAGGACCTGGAGGACCAACGGTGGTACAATCAAAGTTTGGAACTACAGTTAAAAGTAATTCAGTGGCAGGAAAGGCACTAATTAGTGCTTGGACGGGGTCAACTATTCAAGGACACAGTGGTGGAACTGCGAATTCTAATTGGAGATTGTTAGATACAGGTGGTTGTTGTATTACAGGATTTACATATAATAACGATAATAGTTTTACAATATACGATGATAACGGTGGTGTGTTTACTGCATCATTTGATGTTGTTACAGGTTTAACAGTATCAGGAGGAACTTTAATTGTTAATGGTGTTAATATAACAGGAGACACTTATACAACAGGCGGAACATATTTTAGTGCGTCGAGTACGATTGATTTATATGATAATCAAGGTGGAATTATAAGTATTACAGGTGTTACGGCAACTGGTGCTGCAGGTTCAAGTGGTACATCTGGTTCAAGTGGTACATCAGGGACTAATGGTTCAAGCGGAACCAACGGGACTTCAGGTACAAATGGAACAAACGGTTCGAGCGGAACCAACGGGACTTCAGGTACTAATGGTACGGATGGGACTTCAGGTACTAATGGTACGGATGGGACTTCAGGTACTAATGGTACGGATGGTACTTCAGGCACAAACGGAAGTAATGGTACAAGCGGGTTATCAGGGGTAAATGGTACTTCAGGTACAAACGGAACTTCGGGAACTAATGGTACAAACGGAACTTCGGGAACTAATGGTACAGATGGTAGTTCAGGCACTAACGGAACAGATGGTAGTTCAGGTACAAATGGAACTAACGGAACTAATGGTACAGATGGTAGTTCAGGAACTAACGGAACAGATGGTAGTTCAGGTACAAATGGAACTAGCGGAACTAATGGAACTTCAGGAACCAATGGAACCTCAGGAACCAATGGAACAAATGGAACTAGCGGTACAAATGGAACTAATGGCACCTCAGGAACAAATGGTACTAATGGAACATCGGGAACCAATGGAACTTCAGGTACAAATGGAACCAATGGTACTAGCGGAACAAACGGAACATCAGGCACTAACGGAACTAATGGAACATCAGGCACTAACGGAACTAATGGTTCAAGTGGTACCAATGGTACATCAGGTACTAACGGAACTAACGGAACATCAGGAACTAACGGAACTAACGGAACATCAGGTACTAACGGAACATCAGGTACTAACGGAACTAATGGGACAAGCGGTACTAATGGGACAAGCGGTACTAATGGAACTTCAGGAACTAATGGAACTAATGGTACAAGCGGTACTAATGGAACAAACGGCACAAACGGTTCAAGTGGTACCAACGGTACTAGCGGAACTAATGGAACTAATGGAACATCAGGAACCAATGGAACGAATGGTACATCGGCCACAAATGGAACTAGCGGGACTAATGGTTCAAGTGGAACGAATGGTACAAGTGGTTTATCAGGTGTAAATGGTACATCAGGAACTAATGGAACTTCAGGAACTAATGGTACAAACGGTACTAGCGGAACCAACGGAACATCTGCCACTAACGGAACTTCAGGTACAAATGGAACTTCAGGTACAAATGGAACTTCAGGTACAAATGGAACCAATGGTACTAGCGGAACGAATGGAACCTCAGGGACTAATGGTACCTCAGGAACTAATGGAACGAATGGTACAAATGGAACTAGCGGAACAAATGGTACTAATGGGACTTCTGGTACGAATGGAACAAACGGAACTAGTGGAACAAACGGAACTAGTGGAACAAATGGAACAAACGGTACTTCAGGTACAAATGGTACGAATGGAACTAGCGGAACTAATGGTACTTCAGGCACTAACGGAACGAACGGTACTTCAGGTACAAACGGAACTTCAGGTACAAATGGAACAAACGGTACTTCAGGTACAAATGGTACAAATGGAACTAGCGGAACGAATGGAACATCAGGCACTAACGGAACTAATGGTACCAACGGTACTAGTGGAACAAATGGAACAAATGGAACATCAGGCACTAACGGAACTAATGGTTCAAGTGGTACCAACGGTACTAATGGCACCTCAGGAACAAATGGTACTAATGGAACATCGGGAACAAATGGTACTAATGGAACATCGGGAACCAATGGAACTTCAGGTACAAATGGAACTAATGGGACTAGCGGTACAAATGGTACTGATGGAACTAGCGGTACAAATGGTACTAGTGGAACCAATGGGACAAACGGAACATCAGGTACTAACGGAACGAATGGTACTAGCGGAACAAATGGTACCTCAGGTACTAACGGAACTAATGGAACCTCAGGAACCAATGGAACAGATGGATCTTCAGGTACAAATGGTACAAATGGAACTAGTGGAACGAACGGAACATCAGGAACAAACGGTACTAATGGAACATCGGGAACAAACGGAACATCAGGTACTAACGGAACCTCAGGAACAGATGGAACATCAGGTACAAATGGAACATCAGGCACCAATGGAACATCTGGTACTAACGGAACTAATGGAACCAACGGAACTTCAGGTACAAATGGAACATCAGGCACTAACGGAACTAACGGGACTTCAGGTACTAACGGAACAAACGGAACAAACGGTACAAGTGGAACAAATGGAACTAGCGGAACTAATGGTACTAATGGAACAAGTGGGTTATCGGGTGTAAATGGTACTAGTGGGACAAATGGAACTAATGGAACATCAGGTACAAATGGTACTAGTGGGACAAATGGAACTAATGGTACATCAGGGACTAATGGTACTAATGGGACTTCGGGAACAAATGGATCAAGTGGAACTAACGGTACTAATGGGACATCAGGTACAAATGGTACTAGCGGAACTAATGGAACTAATGGAACTTCAGGAACAAATGGTACCAATGGGACTTCTGGCACGAACGGAACTAGCGGTACAAACGGAACTAATGGATCATCAGGTACTAATGGAACGAATGGTACAAGTGGTACAAATGGTACGAACGGAACTAATGGAACGAATGGTACAAGCGGTACAAATGGAACTAGCGGAACAAATGGAACCTCAGGAACAAACGGTACTAATGGAACATCGGGAACAAACGGAACATCAGGTACTGATGGAACAAATGGTACGAACGGAACTTCAGGTACTAATGGTACAAATGGAACCTCAGGTACTAATGGTACTAGCGGAACAAATGGAACTTCAGGTACAAATGGGACAAATGGTACAAACGGTACATCAGGTACGAATGGAAGTAGCGGGACCAATGGTACTAATGGAACGAATGGTTCAAGTGGAACTAATGGAACGAATGGTACTGACGGTACTAGTGGGACAAATGGAACTAGCGGTACAAATGGTACAAATGGTACTAGCGGAACTAATGGTACAAACGGTACTAGTGGAACCAATGGAACTAGCGGAACAAATGGTACAAACGGATCTTCAGGTACTAACGGTACAAGTGGAACCAATGGGACAAACGGAACATCAGGTACTGATGGGACTAACGGAACCAACGGTTCTTCAGGTACTAATGGAACTAATGGTACTAATGGTACAAGCGGAACAAATGGTACTAACGGAACCTCAGGAACAAATGGAACGTCAGGGACTAATGGTACTAATGGTAGTTCAGGTACAAACGGAACGAATGGAACATCGGGCACTAACGGAACTTCAGGAACAAATGGTACTAGCGGGACCAACGGTACAAATGGTACTAGCGGGACCAACGGGACTAGTGGAACAAACGGCACTTCGGGTACAAATGGTACTAATGGTACTAATGGTACGTCAGGTACTGATGGAAGTAGTGGAACAAACGGTACTAATGGTACTTCAGGTACGAATGGTACAAACGGAACTTCAGGAACAAATGGTACCAATGGAACTAGCGGAACGAATGGTACTAGTGGAACAAACGGTACTAATGGTACTTCAGGTACGAATGGTACAAACGGAACTTCAGGAACAAATGGTACTAATGGTACTTCAGGTACAAACGGAACTTCAGGAACAAATGGTACCAATGGAACTAGCGGAACGAATGGTACTAGTGGAACAAATGGTACTTCAGGTACAAACGGAACTTCAGGAACAAATGGTACCAATGGAACTAGCGGAACAAATGGTACCAATGGAACTAGCGGAACGAATGGTACTAGTGGAACAAATGGTACTAATGGTACTTCAGGTACAAACGGAACTTCAGGAACAAATGGTACCAATGGAACTTCAGGAACCAACGGAACAAATGGAACTAACGGTACAAGTGGGACAAATGGTACCTCAGGTACGAACGGTACAAATGGAACCTCAGGAACAAACGGAACTAATGGTACGTCAGGCACTGATGGAAGTAGTGGAACAAATGGTACAAACGGGACTTCTGGTACGAATGGTACAAATGGTACTTCAGGAACTAATGGAACATCAGGTACGAACGGTACAAACGGAACTTCAGGAACTAATGGAACATCAGGTACGAACGGTACAAATGGGACTTCTGGAACCAATGGTACTAATGGTACGAGCGGGACCAATGGTACTAACGGTACAAACGGAACTTCAGGTACGAATGGGACAAATGGTTCAAGCGGTACTAACGGTACGTCAGGTACGAATGGGACAAATGGTTCAAGCGGTACTAACGGTACGTCAGGTACAAATGGAACTAATGGAACTAATGGTACAAGCGGAACAAATGGTACAGATGGTACTTCAGGAACAAATGGTACAAACGGCACTTCAGGTACGAATGGGACATCAGGAACTAATGGTACAAATGGAACTAGTGGAACGAACGGAACTAACGGATCATCAGGTACTAATGGAACGAATGGTACTTCAGGAACTAACGGAACTTCAGGAACAAACGGTACTAATGGAACAGATGGTACTAGCGGGACCAACGGTACAAATGGTACTAGTGGAACGAATGGAACAAACGGTACTTCGGGTACAAATGGGACTAGTGGAACAAATGGTTCAAGTGGAACTAACGGAACGAATGGTACATCAGGTACAAACGGAACTAATGGTACGTCAGGTACTGATGGAACTAGTGGAACAAATGGTACCAATGGGACAAGTGGAACGAACGGAACTTCAGGAACCAACGGTACAAACGGATCATCAGGTACTAATGGAACTAATGGAACTAATGGTACATCTGGTACTAATGGAACAAATGGAACTAGCGGTACGAATGGTACTAGCGGAACAAATGGTACAAACGGCACTTCAGGTACAAATGGTACTAACGGTACAAGTGGAACAAATGGTACCTCAGGTACGAATGGGACAAATGGAACATCAGGTACAAACGGGACTTCTGGTACAAATGGAACTAGCGGTACGAATGGCACTTCAGGTACAAATGGAACAAATGGTACAAGTGGAACAAATGGTACAAGTGGAACAAATGGTACCTCAGGTACAAATGGTACAAATGGAACTTCAGGAACTAACGGAACTTCAGGTACAAACGGCACTAGCGGAACAAATGGAACAAATGGAACCTCAGGTACAAATGGAACATCAGGAACTAATGGGACTTCGGGAACTAATGGTACTAGTGGAACGAATGGAACATCGGGAACAAACGGAACTAATGGTACTAGTGGAACGAATGGTACTAACGGAACTAGCGGAACAAATGGTACTTCAGGAACTAACGGTACTAACGGCACAAGTGGAACAAATGGTACTAACGGAACTAGCGGAACAAATGGTACTTCAGGAACTAACGGTACTAACGGCACAAGTGGAACAAATGGTACTAATGGAACATCGGGAACAAACGGAACTAATGGAACAAATGGAACTAGCGGTACTAATGGTACATCAGGAACTAACGGAACTAATGGTACTAGTGGAACAAATGGAACATCGGGAACAAACGGAACTAATGGTACTAGTGGAACGAATGGTACTAACGGAACCAATGGAACTTCAGGGACTAATGGGACTTCTGGCACTAATGGAACAAATGGAACTAGCGGTACGAATGGAACAAATGGAACTTCAGGTACTAATGGTACCTCAGGTACAAATGGAACTAGCGGTACGAATGGAACAAATGGAACTTCAGGTACTAATGGGACCTCAGGTACAAATGGAACATCAGGAACTAACGGTACTAATGGTACATCAGGAACTAATGGCACATCAGGTACTAACGGTACTAACGGTACATCAGGAACTAATGGAACATCAGGTACTAATGGGACTAGTGGAACAAATGGAACAAATGGTTCAAGCGGTACAAATGGAACTAGCGGAACGAATGGTACAAATGGAACTAGCGGAACGAATGGTACAAATGGAACTAACGGTACATCAGGTACAAATGGTACTAATGGGACTTCGGGAACCAATGGTAGTAGTGGAACTAATGGTACAAACGGCACTTCAGGTACGAATGGAACATCAGGAACAAATGGCACTAACGGTACAAGTGGGACAAATGGAACTTCAGGAACTAACGGTACTAATGGTACATCAGGAACTAACGGAACTAGCGGAACCAATGGTACAAATGGAACTAACGGAACTAGCGGAACCAATGGTACAAATGGAACTTCAGGAACTAACGGTACTAATGGTACATCAGGAACTAACGGAACTAGCGGAACCAATGGTACAAATGGAACATCAGGTACAAACGGAACTAATGGTACTAGTGGAACGAATGGTACTAGCGGTACAAATGGTACAAATGGAACTTCAGGTACTAATGGTACTAGCGGAACAAATGGAACTAATGGATCTTCAGGCACAAATGGAACATCGGGAACAAACGGAACTAATGGCACTAGTGGAACGAATGGTACTTCAGGTACCAATGGAACTAGCGGGAC